CAGCTTCCGTACAAAGCGGTTTGCCGTATTCATCCTGTAAAACCGTGTCGGACAGATTGTCGATAAACAATACGCTTTGCTCGTCAATCGGACACTGCATATCGTCTGTGACAATCACCTTGTCATACTGCACAGAATTGCCGAATTGCTCGGTCTGTGTACTGCCGTTTGCAGGCGAAATATTGGCGCACATCAAAGCGGGCGCGCTGTACACCGTTTCGTATTCGCCGCATTCATTGCCGTATTCGTCCAAAATCGGTTCTTTGCCGAGATAAAGCGCATAGAAAAACGCAGTCTTATTTCTGTTCAAGCATTTCATCGTCTACCGTCCTTTGCTTTGGAATACAGATACAAACGGAACGACGTTTTTCAGCATAGATTCGGGGACACTCGCGCTTTCATAGGAACGGTTAACGCCGTTTTCGTTATGCGAGGTCTGCCCCTCTGCGCCGCGTTTATTGAACAGATAACAGGCAATTTCGACTTGCAGATAGTGATATTTCGCGGGTACATCCAATCTGTTAGGCGCAAACGGATAACATCTATTGCAAATCTTTTCGCCTGCCGCCGCAAGGTAGCAAGACAGCATAACGTCATCCGATTCACCTGTCATTTTTCTTAACATTGCAAGCTTCTGTTCGTCCGTCATACTGCCTCACCGTCCTTTTTATGGATTAAGCGGATGCGCCGAGCTCGATTTTGACAGCCTTCGTAGCATCCGTCAGCGCGGCAAGATAATATTTGCGCGAGAAAATCGTATTCAAGCGCTTATTCGCCGCAACTTCGGAACGATTGTGTCCGACAATCTGCTCCACCTCTGTACCTTTCTTCAGGAACAGCGTGACCGCTTCTTTGGTCGCAACAATGATTTCTTTTGCGGTTGCGTTCTTTTTGGTATAGAGATTTACACCGCCGACTGTGCCGACATAGCCTGCTCTCGCGAATGCTTCGATATACTTCAAATCATCCTTAAGTGCCTTACGCACCGCCGCCATATCGGTCGGACAGACGAAGCCGAAGGTGTGAACCCCTTCCAAATTCTCAAGGTTCAGCGACGCCTGTGCGTCCACAAACGCATCAAAGTTCGGCGTAGCTGATTGAACGCTTAACGTAGCCTTTTTAAACTCCGCAAAAGCATCTCTATTTACGGTGTTGAACATATCTGTGCCCATATGCTTTGTGCCGACGGGTACAAGCATCGGGTCTGTCATGGCTTCCTCATCGTAATACTCGAAACGGTTCTGCGCCAAAAGGATGCGGTATTCCTTGGTTGTGTGGCTAACCTCAATACTCTTGGTATTGCCTTCGCCCATCGCCAGTTTTTCCGTCCCGTCCGTCGCTTCGTAGACATTGATTTTACGAAGCATACCGGGCGTAACCTCAAGCGACGTGTCGACTGTGCAGAACTGCTGCAAGTCAAGATGAGAATTGAACTGGTCTTCAATCTCGTTCGACAGATAAAAGTTGTCATAAATTGTGTGTGCCATTATGTATTACCTCCATATAAATTTTTGTATTCTTCGGGATGCTGTTCCGAAAAGGAATAGCGCTCCTGTACGGACATTTTTCTGAAATCCTCTAAGGTAACTGCATTATCCCCGACACTGCCTGCCTGCGGTCTCGGCGTGCCTTTCAGCAAATCCGCCTCAAAGGCTTTGTCGTGCGCTTCCAAGAATTTTTTCTGATTCTGGAACACTTTTTCTGCTTCGCCGTTTACAAGCGCCGACGCAGTTTCCTCGGCAAGCGATTCCGCATAACCGAGCGCGAGAAAACGCGCCTTATGCCCCGCGATTGTTTTTTCTTTTTGCATTTCTGCAACCTGATTACGAAGCGTTTCAAGCTCTTCGGCATTCGCCTGCTTCTGCCGTTCATCCTCAGACAAAAGCGCATTGTGCTTGCGTTTCCACTCCGCTACTTCGGAATTGGCTTTGGAAGCCTGATTTCTGTACTTTTCAGCATCAGCGGCGTGGTCTTCGTATTCAAACGATTCCAGTGCGGCAAGCTTCTGTTCGGGGGTCATCTCGCTGTACCCCTCAATTGCGGTTGTGTCGATTTTCGCCATAAAATTACCTCCTGCGTTTTATAAGGCAGTTCACTCTGCACTGTGTTCCGTTTTTGGTCGGGTTGTCTCCCGCTTGCGTTTTCAAGAGTTCACTCTCCATATATCAGTCCAAAGGCACAAGGATGCATCTGCACCCGATATGCGGTTTGGGCGGAATATCCTCAATATCGTAAATTTTGCCGTCGCGCGCGGCACACACCTTGCAACGGCGGTCATCGGGTGTTGTAACCCATTGCAGCCGCGTTTCGCCGTTGTCCTGCCTGTAACACGGCTTTGTCGGTAACGGTCAGCGCATATTGCCGTGCCATTGCCGAAAACAGGCGCAGCGCCGTATCAATTTCGACTGACTTATTCTCGCTTGCCACAAGGCTCTCAAACAGCCGCGCACGCTTTCTTTCAACCTCATTGACATACACATATTTCGTCACAGGGTCAAAAGATTGTAAAATTTCAAACAGCCACAAGCCGTTTATTTCCGTAGTTTTTTCGACGGAATTTTCATTGTAGACATATTCTGCAAGAATCAAAAGAAACTGCCGTACAAACTCATCCGCTTCATCGTACACTGACCGCACATATTGCAGTGTATAACCTTCATCAGAAGTATTTAATGATTTTAAATGGCTGAAAACTTCAATCAGTTTTTTATTAAGAATGGAAATGATTGTATCGGTAAATTCATACATTTTCCGCACCGTTTTCTGCTTTCGAATTATTTATCTCTGATTTTTGGGTGTTCGCCGCACGCGCTGCGAACTGCTCCAACTCCCGTTCGGTTTCCTTGCGTTTTTTCTCTGCGTACAGCATACTTTCCGTATATGCAAGCCCAGGGTCTGCAAACATCCCGCTGTGCTCAAAAGCAAGGCGCGGATGAATTTTGTCGTTCGCAAGCATTGTGGTTAAGACCTGTGTCTTTTCCTGAATATTCTCATAATTTCGGCGCGTGAATCTGATTTCAATGTCAGACAGGTTTAAATTCATATTCCGCAGAGAATTTGTGAAGCGAATCAATAACCGCAAAAACTGTTTTTCGGACTGTTTGAACATCAGTTCCGTATTTTTCGCATAGGCTTCCGCCGCCTGCCAACCGTCACGCATAATCACTGCCGCGCCCGTGTCACTGGTGGAAGTCCCGCCGTTGCGGTTCGGCATTTCGCAGACCGTAAGTACACGCTGGTACAAATAATCCACAAACGACTGTGTCTGCGTTTGATTCAGTTCCTGCGTCAGATACTTCACATCGCCGTTCTCGGGCACTTTAATACCGCCCTGTTCGCGGAGCACTGCAAACTGTTCATCTTCAATATCCACGTTTTTAAACATCAGAAGCGCCTGTATAAACTGCTCTACGCCGTCCATTCGGTTCGAGGACAATTCATTGAGCGCATCCAAAATCGGCAAAACCGTTTCAAACGCACCGAGCCGCGCCGTATTGGCGGGGTACTCTATAATCGGCACACAACCGCAAATATGATTTTTCGCTTTGACGGATTTAACGCCGTTATCCTGAATCTCAAAAAAGCGGTTTTTTGTATATACACTGTACACCGTGGAATTGTCCGATTTTGTAACGTAAGTTACGCCCATCACAGGCTTATTCCCCAGCCCGTTGTGATACACAACAAAGGTATTGCGCGGGTCAAGCGTATAGATTTCAAACGGCGCTTCGTCCTTTTCGTCTTTCTTGTCGGGCAGAATCATACGGAACGAAGTACCGCAAATCGTGAACCAATCCGCCAGCTCTTTATCCCGCATCGCCTTATCTTCCGAAAATACAAAGCTGTTCAGCTGATTGATAGCATCAGACGCGCTTTCTGCACCGCGATTCACGTATTGCACAGGCTCGCCCATCAGATACCCGACCTTAAAGGAAACAATATGATTCGCGTTGTTTTCCACGAGCTTATTGTTAATTTCAGGGCGTACCTCTTTTACACGGTTCAAAATCGGCTGATTGCCTTTGTAGTAGTTGTAAAGATACTGAATATCCGCTCGGTTTCTGCGGTGCGTCTGCAACGCATTTTCAAGAACCGCAACCACATTGGATTTATTGATTTTTTCAACGTCCGTATATATGACCTGCCGTCCGCACATCGTTCTGCCTGCGTTCATCCCGCACCTCCTTAAAACAAAAAAACAGGGGCTATGCGTATCATACACATAGCCCCTGTCGGCTGTATCCCTCTATCCCGTTATAGAGGTCTTCGTTTTCATTTTTCGTTGAATCTCTACGACAACCAGCTTGCCGTGTTCGCGTTTTAACTCCACCGTATTGCCGCGTTTCAAAATGCTCAAAATCATTTCAACGGTTTCAGCGGAAAACAGCAACGCCTTGCTCTCCTCTTTCGACATACTGCTCGAATCCCTCCGAATTTACAAAAAACAATATATCCGTATATGTATATTATACCATATACAGTGTATTAAGTCAACTATTTATACAATATATATGATATAAATTAAAACATTCGTTTAAATACTTCGCACTTTCTCGACGGACTGCGCACCATTGAAATTGCCATCGACAAGCTGTCGGGCGCATCATCGTTTTTGTTTTTGGCGAACATCTTATAGCTGAACACATTTTGCATAAACAAGCTGTATTCCTTACCGCGTTTGCCCGATTCGCGGAATATCATCATTTCCCGAATGTCGGGAGCTTTGTCGAAAATACGCTGATACTTCGCCTTGTCAGGCGGCGCGGCTTTCGTTGTCAGATTGATTCGAATATCTTCTTTCTTTAACAGTTCCCCGACGCCGTCCTTATAGCCTTCCGTGGATTTATTCGCTTCAATCTGCATTGCCTGTACGCCGTAATCCTTGACGGCTTTCGCAAGAAGCGGCTGTGTAATGCGCTTATCCCCACTGTCATACACAACATCGTGTACGTAAATATCGTCCCCGTATTGAAAACAAACAGGTGCGGCAACAAAATCTCCGCCGCCGAAAGCAGGGTCAACCGCCATAAACACACGGTCAGGCTCACCCTCGGGCAATACACCGTTGTAATATCGAAATTCCCCGGGAGAAAACAGCGCGCCGTCACGTTCAATCGGTTCGCCCATATACTGTGCAGTCCAAGAAGCCATATCGTTGTTTCGCTCAAACGATGCACGGCGCTGGCGGTAATAGTCTGTATTGAATCCCACACCGTAAGCATAATCGAAGTTGCTCTCGTCGTTTTCATCCAATGCAGGCAGATTGATAATTTTATATCGCCGATTTTTAAACCGTTTATCATTTTGCAAAAGCTCCATACGCAGTCCCGCAGGGTCAATCATCGACCACCGCGTACCGCACCATAGGATTTTTGCATTTTCTTTTGCACGCGTCAGTAAGTTATTATCCACCTTGCTCCACGCCGCAAGCAATCTGTCCTTATTCAACGCTTCCTCAATGCCGCCGATAAGGTCATCTGAAATCAAAAAACCGTTACAGTCGCACGCACCGTTCAATGTACCGTACAGCGAACGGCACGTAAGCGACGGGTAGCGTTTTCGGCGGTCAACATTGATTGTTTCGTCCTGCGCATTTGTCTGCACAATCTTTGCTTCAGGGAACACATCTTTCCACAGATATGTAACAGGGTCTGTAACAATTTCCAGTACGCCGTTGTAAAAGGCTTTGGTAATCGTGTCAGAATATGCGGAGTACAGATTCGAGGCTTCGCTGTTGCGCCCGATAAGCCACGTCACAAAAAACATAAGCATAGAGGTTTTCCCGATTCGCGGCGGCTCGGACAAAAACAGTTCGTCTAATTCGCCGTCTGTCAAAGCCTGCAAAGCGTCCGCAACCGTCTTCAGCACCTTTCTGCGCGGCTGGTAAAACCGCTCTGCGGGCTTTCTGTCAATCTCCATATACAAAAGATAGCTGTCGAAATTGTGCGGCGCGTCAAACAGCAGACTGCGGCGGTACAGTTCGAAAAACGCCGATATGTTTTGCCGCAGCTGAATCGCCGCAGTTACCCTTGACCGCAATTTCGCATTCGTTTCGTGTGCAAGTGAAAAATCTTCCTGCTCTATATTGCGGCAAATCTCAAAAAGGTCTTTATATGCCACAATGTCACAGGGGTCTTTTTCTATTTTTGAAAAAATTTTGGAAATCAATATTTTGCTGTTTGACATAATCATTCCTCACACTTCAATAATTGAAATCCCCGGTACGATTTCTTTAATTCCGCGAAGTGCTGCCGCCGCTTTTTTCATAAAGCTGTTTTCACTTAGATACTCCATACCTTTTAACGTAATGCGCGGATACACAGGCTCAACAATATGCGGAAATTTATCGGACATCTTTTGTGTATATACCACGCCATCAACATATCCGTTCCGTTGCAGCTCTATCAGCAATTGCTCCCAATCCGCGTATGCGATTTTCAATGTGTCCGCACTGATTGCCGCGTCATCAAAAGTTTCATCGCCCTTTCGTCTGTCTAAAACACACAATATTTTGTAAATCGCCTTAAAATTGTCCATCTTGATTCCTCTATTCAAATTTAAACGATACTTCCGAAAATTTCCCCACTCAGTTTCAGAGTTTCGCCGACTTTCTTCATTGTTTTGTTTTCCTCTACATATTCGATTCCATCCAGAGTAATCGCCACGCGGTCAATATCCGCTATCTTCGGGAAACGGTCAGAAAGTGTCTGTACATAAATAACCCCCTCAACATACCCTTTCTTTTGCAGCATAATCATCAGTTGTTCCCACTCGGGATAGGACATTTTCAATTTCTTTGCGGAAATCAAATCATTGTCAAAATCTGCCTGCCCCGCATACTTCATCAGCGTCGCCAAAATACGGTAGATGTTCTTTGTTTTCATATTGATTCCTCCTAAAAATATAAAAAGGACTAAAAGCGGATTGCTCCGCCCTTAGTCCCTGTTGACTGTTTACTTTCACCCGATTGTGAAAGCCGATATTCACTTTTATTTTATCTACTCTGCAATAACCTTATTTCTCCCTATTTAAAATTCACCATTATTTCGTTATAGAGTTTGCTACCCTTAGTTATTGTACCTTCCCACAAACGCCCGTTATTGTAAATCAGTCGAGCAAGCTGCGTATTGGAAAACTCTGTATGAGTATGTCCAACCGTTCGTTCTCTGCCGGACATACCTCCGACTACCGCGCCTGCATCTCCAAACAATGCGCCACCAAGCAAGAACCCTGTTATTGAGGCGTTGTGTTTGGTGCGAGAGAGATATACTTGCTTAGTGTCATCGCCCAAATAGAGCAACCCCACCACATAAGGATTTTTGTTGGCAAGCGATACCCCGAAATCAGTATTCGGCGCTATTTCAAATAATGCAGATAAACAAGTATCCCACCATTTATCCTTTCCCGAAACAATCACTTCACCATAAAATATAGTTCGTATATTGCACGATTTTTCACCGCGTTCAATAAAAAATTCCAACTTCAAGCTCCGTACAGCCGACACCTTATACCTTGCTGAAATATATCCTCGTCGGGCATCTACACTCTTAACACGCCCTACTTTTTCAACCATTCTTTCCACTAAACTCATTGTTTCCTGAAAAGGAAACGGCGAAACCAAGCAGTATGTAGTAGTACTCATTAAACTTCCTCCCAATTCATTAAATCGATGTTGCTTAAATAATAAAGATAATCGTTCGCAATCTTTGGCACTTCTACAAGCGACATATAGGTGGTTAAAACCACTTGATTCATTAGTTCACTCTTAGGTTTAACTGTGATGTCCTCGTTCTTGAAGTACACAGTACAATTATATTCCGAACAAGCGGCGAGGAAGGGAAATAGTTCCTTGCAACCTTCCTTAAACATAAACACAGAGGGAATGGTAAGTGTTTCATTCTCCTTAATCATAGCGAAGTGTGGTACATCCTTGAAACGATTGTGTCTTTCCATACTCAATCCTCTAATATCGGCTCGTGAGACTTTTCAGCTTTTTCTTTGCCGTACTTGTAATTTCCACGATAGGTCTCTTCGTTATTAAGAACCGTCTGAATGGCAGAGTGCTTGAACAGGTTTCCTTTCTTGCTACGGTACCCACGTTTGTTCAACTCCTCGGCAATTCCGATGAGCGTTTTTCCCTCCGCGCGAAGCGAGAAAATCAAACGAACTATCTCTGCTTCTTCCGGAACGATAACAAGATTACCATTGACTGCTCTGTACCCTATAGGAGGTTTACCGCCCGCATAACCGCCCTCACGAGCAGTAGCATATCTCCCCATCGCAGTTCTCAGAGCGATGTTCTCACTCTCTAACTGATTGAAGGAAGAAAGCACACCTATCATTGCACGACCCCACGGAGAACTTGTATCAAGTGTCTCGTTAAGGCTCACGAGGTCAACTTCATTTTTAAGCAAGAACTCCTCGATGATTGAAAGCGTATCTCTCTGCTTTCTCGACAATCTGTCCAATTTATAAATGACAATAGCGTCAACTTCACCTTTCTCAATATCAGAGAGCATCTGTTGTAACGCAGGACGGTCTGTGGTACGACCACTATAACCATTATCTTCGTAGGTACGAATGTACTGCCAACCTTTACTCTCTATACAAGCCTTTGCCATTCTTTCTTGTTCGGGGAGCGAAACCTTTCCGTCTTCCCCCTGTGCATCTGTTGATACCCTTGTGTATATACAAGCTCTTTTCATTTCATACATAATTTGCACATCCTTTACATTTACAATTATATTTTATTTACAATTATTTGTCAAGGCGTTTTCGTATTTTCGCCTTTTTTATTTTTGAGTGTGGTAAAAAGACCCACCCGCCTAGACGCGCGCCGCCTATATCCCCCACGGGGTAGCGCCTACGCCGTTGCAGTTGCCGCCGCGCAAACAGGGTTCAGCCAAACGCCCGAGTCCTTGTGCAAACGCGCTGAAACTTCTCAAAAACTCATTTTTACAATTACTCAAGAAATATTGTAAAAACATATTGGCGATTTACTTTTATATTATATAACAGTAAATATAAATCCAATAAAAACACAGGGCGCACGCTCCCACGACAACCAATCACGAAGCGAACGCCCAAACCGCAACACAATACAAACGGTATCGGTTGCCCTTGTATTATACCACCAAAGCCGATGAAATGCATTTTACGTTGTGCCAACATCCTGATACTATCAACACATTAAAAATCCTGTATGAAGCCCCACATAGTGTCACAGAGAAGCCCGACATCAAGAGTCACCGTACAGAGCCGATGACACATCCCGCAAAGCCCCAAATCCACCAAGAAAGACCGCCGCCGACAGAGCCGGAAGCGGTCTTTTTTTGAATTCTCTGGTCAAATTTTTCTGTTTTTGTCGGTCAGATTTTTTTTGAAAATCGCAAATCAAATTTTTGCGAAATTCACGGTCAAATTTTTCGGTTTTATGCCGTCGCGCTATACTTTTATTCATCGACAACGCTCTCAATGTATCGCTGTTCGATTTCTTCCGTTGCGGTCCCGTCGCCGAGCGGGTTGTTCGGCGTGACAACAACTTCCTGCTTGTCTGTGTAGCCGAAGTTATTTTTCATTAGGAAAATACCTGAAACGGGATTTATTTTTCCGTTCTGCATGTAGTCCGTCATTTGTAGGTCAAGCATTCTGTATGCTTTTTTTATAGCGTTACTGCGGTCAGATTTTTCAACCGTTGCCCATTGCCATATTGTTTTGCGGTCAACACCGACAGCCAAAGCCAAACCCGCAACGGATGGTTTCATATCGTCTTCCGCGCAAATCTGAAAATACTCAATAACACGTGTTTCAATTTGTTCGGAATTTTTAATATCAATGTCCGACAAGTTTGCGAGAGTCAGAGAGTGCTGTAAATACTTTGTATTGTCCCCCGGTTCTGTATGTACCTGCATTTGTTCGGAGCGTTTCGGACGTTTTTTCTTTGCGACCTGTTCCCCGACCTCTTGTAATTGTTCGTTTTTCATAAAATTTCATCCTTTCTTTTGTGCACATTTAAAATTGTCTTTCATTTTATGTAAGACTGTCTTACGCTGAAAAACCTTGAAACCCTTGATTCTACGTGGGGTCTTACAGTCTTACGTAAATTTGCATAGTGTGTAAAGATTTTATATATACGTATACACGTGAAAAAAATCCCCACACGAGACACATACCCCCGTAAGACACGTAAGACATGTAAGACCCTATAAAAATATAATAAAAATAAATTATTATAATTCTATATATATCAAGGAGTTTGAGCGTTTCACATCAATCTGTAAAGCAGTCTTACCTTACAAAAATTTTCGTAAGACTTTTTGTCTGTTTGTAAGACCTTTCCCCGTCAATGTAGCGCAGATTGTTTAATTCTTTTAAGGTCATTTGCCCTTCACCTCCCAAAGCTCACAGATATACGTGCTGTCGGTAAAATCCGCGCAGTGCGGACTTTGGTCGTTACAGCACGCGCCCGTAAAATTGTCGTACCAACGGCAAGTTTCGCAGGTGTTATCCATTTTTATTCAATCCTTCCAAATACGTTTCAAACAAATCATAGGACAGAAACACGGAACACTCTCTAAGAGCGGTCTTTTGCATATCGCGGATATTGATAAACACGCAATTATCAAATAACTGTTTCACAATATCATGAATAATAACTAACGGCATTGTGCCGTTGTAACAGATAAGTTCGTCCTTATTTGTTATGTATTCTCCGAAAAATTCTGTGACCCGTCGGCGATATAACAAATTATCCATTGCCCGCACCGTCCAACAGTTCGTGGTCGTCGTGGATGTTGCCGATGATTTCTACATCTTTCCCCCAAAAAGCACTAAAATCACACCCGCGCGCAGTGTCGGGGATTTTTCCGCTTCGTAACTAACCCCACCCGCTGTTATACTGTTTTGACCTTGAAAACCCGCCGAATAAGCTACACAAACAATATTTGTTCCGCTTCCTTTGTCCGGTTGCGGCGAACCGTCGTATCTTGCTGTTAAAGTGTTCGCTTTTGCTGGGCAACAGACAACCCCTGTATAATCCGTCACACGGTTATTGTGGTCGCCTGTAATGGTCGGCGCGGTATTGCCGTCACCGTTTCCGCGTGCGTCAAAAATTACGCTGATTTGCGCAGAATCACGCTCCGCAGTGCCGTTTCCAATATCTGCTCCAATATTCTTCCCCGCCTCTCTGCGCGTTTCAAGATACCCCTGCACGCTGTCGCACTTAAATAATATTTCTTCGGCACTATTGCTTCCAAAACTTCCGACAAGGTAGATACGCTTTCTTCGCTGGGGGACGCCCCAATATTGAGCGTCAAGTACTCTCCACGCCGCGTGAATCCTTTCGCTTCGAACCACGCCGGCGTTTGCCCATTTTCCGCTTGCAGGCATTGGAATATCGGTTTTTGTGATTTCTTCGAGCACGGCTCTAAAGTCTCGCCCAGAATGACCGGTGAATGCTCCGGGTACGTTTTCCCAAACAATGAAAGTTGGATATCGTCCATTTGTTGCCTCCCGCATTTATTTGCTGATTATCTTGCTAAAAAGCGTTCCGAGGGTAAGCATTACAATGTTGCTATCTCTCACGCTGCCAAGAAGTTAGTTCGCCTTATTTTTGCTTTGCAAAAGTCAGGTCAACCTTACATCGCCAAATCATAACTTTTTCTATTTTTTAAAACTCGGCGTCTTTGACGTCTGTTTCGTTATGCCTTTTTCTACCGTCTCTCAATTCACAATATTTTTTCTTTTTTGACTTGACTTTTAATAGTTAGTCTTTCATTCTGAAATTAAAACGGAAAGTCAAAATCGGCTTCGCAAATTTTCTTTGTATCGGGGTCTATGGTTATTTTCACGCAGTTTGTTTTCTGTCCGAACAAACTCGTTTGGTGTGTAAAACGCCCCTGTGTACTGCGAACCAAACACCCTTTCGCATTCAGTTTTTTTAGCGTCGCGGTCATATCGAATCCGCCTTTGTCTAACTGCTCCTGCAATACGCCGCGGTTGATGATGACTATGCCGTTTTCGATTTTGCCCCAAATCTCGCCGCGGTTGTTTTCATCGTCTCGGAAACGGTTCAGATTGCGCGATACGAGGTCAACAATAAAATCGTATGCCCGTTCGGTGATGTCTACGTCTTTTTCGCTGATAAGGAATTTGCCGAGGGAATCTATCGGAATCGGTTCTTCCGTAATAAAAATGATTTCCCGTGCGATTTCGTCCGCCAAAAGCATCACAGCTAAAGACATCGCCTGTTTTTCGGTTGCGTCGTAAGTGTACAGCAAGGCTTTGAAAAGCTCGCTGTAACGCTTTCTGAGCGCCCGTATATCGGCTTTTTGAATATACCGAATAAATTCCGCCCCTGCCGTGCCGTAATGCTCTGTGACAAAGGAAACAACCGAATTGCCGTCGGATACGACCTTGTCCTCTACATACGCTTCAATCACACGGTTTTTTACACCGCCGCCCGAATTGGTTTTGGTTATCGGCTCTTCCCCTGTGAACAGAAACGCATTGTTCCACGTTTTGAGCCGTTCCGATGTAGAGCGTGAAGTATTCCGCCCGCGGTCAACGCCCTCGCAGAGAAACATCACAATATCGTCGTAATTCGAGCCCCAGCGGCGTTTGATGATTTGCAGTTCGTCGCCTGCAAACGGCAGAGAATTGAGAAACGACGCAATCAGTGCCATATTGTTCGCGGTCATATCCATGGTGCGAACGAGTTTCCCGACACGCGGATTGCCCCATACAGACATTGCCACCATCAGCCCGACGGTTTTGCCCGTCCCCGTACCGCCCCAAAGATGAAAAATGAACGGCAGTGCCTGTATTTTTTCAAGCAAAGGCGAAGCAAATGAAGCCGCCATTTGCAGACGC